TCACTGAAGGTACTGCATGACCATTTTCTGCACTTCCCGTTCATCTGAGAATATGTCCAAAGGGAGGGTTACCGTGATGGAGGCTTTCTCATCATCAGAGGTGTGAGATTTAATATTCATCATTAACGCCGCGATCTGGGCTAACCCCTTATCTTTAGTGATAAAACAGGGGATGTAAGCAGACTTATTTTTTTTGTGAAAGGAAATGTAATTCATTAGAACTTCCAGTGCCATAAGATCACAGGCCACATTATAACCATCCTTCACACGGAAAGTTTGTGATTCTTTAATTACCTGTGTTGCCGCAGTTTTTTTCCCTAACATTGTGATACGTAAGAACGCGAGTAACACCGCAATATCGGTGTTCTCCAATCCATTATCCTTTGCTTTAGAGAAAATAAAGGGAACATATTCATTCCTCTTGCTTGGTGTGAACTCACGATTTAAACCTGCAGCAACATCCATGAAAAAATTAGTCCTGTTAATTAATCCTGGCTTAAGCATTTCGAAAAGGTCAAAAAAGTAGTTATCTGCATTAGGGTATATCGCTCTTTTCAGCCCAGGAAGAGAATATCGGAGAATGTCTTTAGCTATGCTGATTTGCTCATCCATAGTTCCCCTGTCGGGAATTTTGCTCTGATTTGATTCTATAGAAAAAAGAGAGATATCAATCTCTATTCCAGCAGGCTGTAAAAAAACGGCATCAAAATCATTAGGAGGAATATCCTTCTTTAAAGTCCCTAGGCTATAACGGTATTGGATTTTTGATATTACATTTCTGTCAGCAAGCAGGAGCGCCTTTCTGCTGATAAGTGATAACGGTATCCATCCCCCATCCACTATCAGAAACGTGTCCTGCTCGCTTAGATACGTAATTTTCAGCTCTAATCTGAAAGGCTCTTGAACACCAATTGCACGAACATTGTACAATCTGATGTCAGCAGTCCCCGTTTCCATCATTTCACGTAGAGAATGATAGTCGTTTGGCATGACAGAAAAATCATGAATCACTATTTCTTTATCATCGACCATTGTGATGATTAGGTTGCCGAGATCATCCCTAGCTGTAAATTTTGCTGCTATATTCAAAGTGCGTCCTTCATTATTCATCGCGTGACCTCTATTTTTTGTATTAATTTATCAGCCTATTAGTATACAGATTTATGAGAAATATAAATTAGCCTACTTTGTATCAGATTGAAGTCAATCTGATGCTTATGAAATAAATCGATTGATCATCATCCGCTCGATTATCGAGTCCTGAGACGGATTACATCGACTGGTCAGCCTCCAGTTGTAACTCAATGGGGTGCAGGTCACTTCCGCTTCTGGCACATAGCAGCCTTCATAACAGTAGCACTCCGTCATGGGGTGTCGGGGGTCGGAGGTTCAAATCCTCTCGTGCCGACCAAAATACTCCTTAAGAACCAGCCTTTTATGGCTGGTTTTTTTATGCCTGAAATTTGTTCGGGGTGAAACTGGGGTGAAATGGGGGAATTACTCCGACATAAGTTGCCCAGGAAACACCAGAACAGCCACTCGCATATCCTCTTCTATACTTTCAGTCTGACCGACTGGAGGTTTCATATGTGTGGACGCTTTGCACAAGCACAGACCCGCGAAGAATACCTGGCATATCTGGCCGATGAAGCCGACCGCGATATCGCTTATGACCCTGAACCTATAGGCCGGTACAACGTGGCGCCCGGTACCAAAGTCCTGCTGCTGAGCGAGCGCGACGAGCAACTGCATCTGGATCCGGTGTTCTGGGGATATGCGCCCGGATGGTGGGATAAACCACCGCTGATTAATGCACGGGTTGAGACTGCAGCCACCAGCAGAATGTTTAAACCCCTATGGCAACATGGCCGGGCTATCGTGTTTGCTGATGGTTGGTTTGAGTGGAAGAAGGAAGGCGACAAGAAGCAGCCATACTTCATCCACCGGGCTGACGGCCAGCCAATATTCATGGCGGCGATCGGCAGCATACCGTTCGAACGCGGTGATGATGCCGAAGGGTTCCTGATTGTCACCGCTGCAGCCGATAAAGGTCTGGTAGACATTCACGACCGCCGCCCTCTCGTTCTGTCACCTGAAGCAGCGCGAGAATGGATGCGGCAGGATATTGGCGGAAAGGAAGCCGGAGAGATAGCAGCAGACGGGGCAGTGCCGGCAGATAAATTTATCTGGCACGCCGTGACGCGCGCCGTTGGCAATGTGAAAAATCAGGGACCAGAGATGATCGAGCCTGTCACTTAACGCGCAGCAGATCGGCAAATCTTGTTGTGTACCGCGGCGAAAGCATCTCACGTTTCATCGCCCATTGCTGCTGGATGCCCTGTCCTGCAAAATACAGCGTCCCCCTCCCGCCTTTGGCGTTAAGTTGATCCAACGCTTCCATCAGCTTCTCGCTGCCGGCGCGCGGCGCACTGTCATCAAACAGATTAAGCTGTGCGACACCCTGGCTAAAGAAATCCCCGAGCATAATGCCAGCCTTTTGGTAGCGGTGCCCATCCTGCCAGATTTTGTCCAGGCACTTTACCGCGGCGTTGATGATGTCGCGGGAATCCTGTGTAGGTGTCAGAAGCTTCATTGACGCACTGTTGCCGTAATATGGCTCATTTAGGGCAAAGGGTGATGTCTTCACGAACGCCGAGATAAAACGGCAATACTGGTGCTCACCACGTAGTTTTTCAGCACCACGGGCAGCATAACTGCAGATAGCCTGGCGCATCTGTTCGTATTCAGTAACGCGTTCTCCGAATGACCGGCTGCAGACGATTTCCTGCTTTGCCGGCGCAAACTCCTCCAGATCGAGACATGGTTCGCCACGCAGCTCCCGGACCGTTCGTTCCAGTACCACATTAAAATGCTTGCGGATAATCCAGGTACTTTGCTCTGAGAGGTCCAGAGCCGTTTTGATGCCCATGGCATTGAGCCTCTTGCTGATACGCCTACCGACACCCCACACATCCTCTACAGGCACGATAGACAACAGCCGACGTTGGCGGTCAATATTAGACAAATCAACGACCCCGCCAGTCTGCCTCTGCCATTTCTTGGCGGCGTGATTGGCCAGCTTAGCAAGTGTTTTAGTCTGGGCAATACCAACACCTACTGTCAGGTGCGTACGCTTTAGAACCGTCGCGCGGATCTCTTTACCAAAATCAGTCAGGTCCCGGCAGTTTCTGACCCCTGTCAGGTCACAAAAGGCCTCGTCAATGCTATAAATTTCGACGCGAGGGCTCATTTCCTCCAGCGTGGTCATAACACGATTGGACATATCAGCGTATAACTCGTAGTTGCTGCTGAAGCAGACAACACCGGCACGCCTGAAAAGTTCTTTCTGCTTGAAGAATGGCTCGCCCATGGTAATTCCGGCAGCCTTGGCTTCTGCCGATCTCGCAATTACACAACCATCGTTATTCGAGAGAACGACAACCGGCCGCCCTCTCAAATCAGGCCTGAACACCATCTCGCATGATGCGTAAAACGAATTCACATCACAGAGCGCAAACATACTCAGCTCGCCGATTTCACTATGAAAGTAACAACTCCGAAAACGTCTAACGTATCTTCGCCGCCAACAATAATCGGACTATAGGCACTATTCATAGGATTGAGCTGTACGGTTGGGCGTAGTTGCAGACGCTTAACAGTAAACTCCCCTTCAACCGCAGCTATGACAATGTCTCCATGTTCAGCAGTGCGCGAGCTGTCAACCACAAGCAGGTCGCCGTCGCTTATCCCGGCCTCTATCATCGAATCACCTGCAGCTTTGACGAAATATGTCGAGCTGGGATGGGACACCAGCAACTCATTTAGATCGATACGTTGTTCAACGTAATCCTGCGCTGGCGAGGGAAAACCGCATGGGACAAGATCACTAAATAAGGGAAGCGCAACTATCTGGCGCAACTCAGCTGGTGAATAAAACTTCATAATAAACTCACTCACATTTATACTGTTTATACATACAGTATATACTGGCGTTAAACACAGTAAAGAGGAGTTAAAGCATGTTCGTGGAACTCGTTTATGACAAAAGGAATTTTGATGGTCTGCCCGGTGCAAAAGATATCATTCTGGGCGAATTGACTAAGAGAGTTCACCGGATTTTCCCCGATGCTGAGGTTCGGGTTAAGCCGATGATGACACTGCCGGCGATCAACACTGACGCCAGCAAGCATGAGAAGGAACAGATAAGCCGCACCGTTCAGGAAATGTTTGAAGAGGCGGATATGTGGCTGGTAAGTGAGTGAATTATGGACTCATTGATCATATCGGGGATCAGAATCTATTTCCCTAAACCCGGTGAGCGCCTCCCTGTTCCACCGGACAATATGCGTAATTTTGCCGTCAAAGGTACGGTAGGCGAGCGTTGCTGCCTCCTGGCATATCTGCGCAAAAATTGGCATGTTCTCTCGCTTCCTGAATATGAACATACTGGAGCGGCCATTATGGAAGCCGTAAGGCAGGGAAAACAAAACTGGAGATAAAGTTCGCGTGGGAAAGGGGCCAACTGGCCCCTTCAGTTAATTAACCCTTCAATGCCGTTTTCAGCATTTCGATCTCTGCCTTCAGGTGCTTCACATACCCCAGTAAGTCCATCACGATCGGGTTGTTGTCTACAGATGGCCGATCACGAGTTTCCGCCCCAATCTTGTTACCGTCGTCATCCATGATATCGGCGATTTCTTCAGAGTTGTGTTTGATGTATTGCGGCGCTACCAGTTCTGCTTCTTCCGCGATAATGCCGAATCGCTCGCGGTTCTGCTCGTCGTCGTTGTACACGAAGTTAACCATGCGAAGTGCATCAATACGGTTTACTGCTTCCGCAAGGTCGGCATCTTTTATGTCGCGCTTATATGCCAGACCCGATGTACCCTGAAGCGCTAATGTGCCGCTTGAGTACGGCATGTTAATAACCAATTGCCCCACGTTCGACTGCGCGCGGTTACGGGCAATAAATTGCAAGCCTGATGTACCATTAAGCGACATTATCCACGTTTTTCCAACGGCATCGGCGTTTGCCGTATTCTGGTCGCGAAGCCCTACGGCAATAAATCGGTCTCCGTTGGAAAATAACCCCCCAGAAAGGCCGATTTCGGCTTGCGTGATGAATTGACCGCTAGGGGTATTAGGCTTTATAAATCCAGCGTGGTTAAATGACCATGAAGCCGAAGCGTCTGTGCTCCATGCTTCTATTACGGCACTCACATCTCTGAAACCGGAAGAATACGTGTTATGCGATACACTCAGTGACCCACGCGCCACTTCTACACCGGCGATTTTATAAGAGCTAATCACATTACCGCCGCGCGTTAATACTCCGGGGCCTGGTGCTTCTGCGTCCTCGTTAATAACGCTCCACAACGTGTTAGCCGCCGTAAACCCGCCGGATGCGCGGATGATCCAGACACCGACAAAAGAGTTAGGCCATACCTGGTTAGCGCTACGCCCATATACAGGGTTACTGTCGGAAGCTTTAAATGATAGCAACTGCAACGCAGTGGCTAGCGTGCCGTTGAGGCTAATAGGTCCGTACTGTCCTGTTGTTCCGGTTGATGTGGAGAACGCGCCACCACTCCCAACCAGGTTATTATTTAATTCTCCCGCTGGCGCTCGAACTTGCCGGAAGTTTAATGTACCGGCAATGTCAGGTGCGGCGCTTTCGTATACATTGCCCGCTGGCAATAATCCACCCTGATCGCCCCGACCAAATAGCCCCGGAATTGACCCGCTTTGAACACCGTTAAAGTCTGGCACCCTGAAAGTAGTCGATCCATCGCCGTTTGAGTAGTTGCCTCGCTTCCCAGGGTTAGCCAACCAATCGGCATCGTCGATCGGCGTGTGCATTTGCGCGTGCACCCATAGTTCAGGCCAGTCGGCACGGTTAAGGATCTGCCCGTCCGACACCACCGCCCACGCCGGAGTAAAGGCGCGACTGGTCCACAAAATCGGCATACCCACGCCGAAGTTTTGTACCCCGTTCATGGTTGGTCCGGTTCCACCTCCGCCAGATACATAGTTCTCCACCCAACGTTGCGTCGTTGCGTCATATGGGTTTACCGGGTCTCCCGCTAACGGGGTTGACCCGATCGGGCGAACGTTAAGCCAGGCGGCGGCACGGTCCGCCAGGTCTGACAGGTTCAGCGATTTAACGAGTGCCTCAGCAGGATTGTGAGATGCCGCTTCTGCTGCGGATTTCTTCGCTTTCTCCGAATAGTGAAGCGCTGAATATTCGTTACCTGTTACCGGGTTATCCTCCGGATTAAGTGCATATTTACGAGCCAGTTCCTTATAGTCTTCGGCATTCGTTTCGCTCTGGGCAGCATCAGTGGCTGAGCCCTGCGCGCCAGTTGCAGCTGTTGACGCAGTCTGCGCATCAGTTGATACCTGTGATGCAGTTTCAACGACAGTGTTTTTATCGGCTTCAACCTGCTGCGCATCCTGTTTGATTTGTGCAGCAAGTTGATCGAGATACTCAACATCCAGTGTGTTCAGAATGTTTGCAATACTTAACCACGAGGGGCCAGAGAAGGAGGAGCCATCCGGTAACATGACGGTGATATGACCGTCCACACTGAATACAGCCTGCCAGTTTTGTTTGTCGTAGTTCAGCCCACGCAATGCCTCGGTGCTCTGCACCACCAACGCCGCCGTAACCTGGTTCTGTGTGGCACGTGGTACTGCATTCCACGCGGAGCCTTGCTGTGTTGGGCCGGGATATTTGCTGATGAGGGTGATTTCAGTATCACCTTCAACGGACTTAACCGGCAGCGTATAAGTTACACCCCCAACGGTAGCAACAACGAAATCACCGGCGGTCAGTTCCGTGGAAAATGAGGTGCCTGCCCCGGAGACCAAATCTGAGTTATTGGTCAGGGTTAATGTTCCTGCTGACATATTATTTCCTCAATACATTGGGGGAAGGACAAGGATTGGCATTGCGATGTTTTGGTTAAAATTATTGTTAAAGCCCTGGTTGTAATAATTACCAACAACCCGACTAAGCCCGGCGCGGATATTACTCCCGGACCGAATCATTCCCTTAAAGCGCACATTATCGTAGTCACCAATCTTGCGGCTATTTGACCCGACAAAACATAATTGCGTAAAGCTGGTTCCGACTGTCTGGTTACTGTCGGACACGGTAAGAAGGCGTTCGTAAATAAACGGACGCTTAAGTGTGGAAAATGTCACCTGCCCCGCTGAGTTGGTCATGGTGATACCGTCCCCACCAACCGGAGCGGTATTATTGAATATAACCAGGTCTAATGTAACGCTCCCTGTAACGTCATCGGCCCCGGTGTAATTAGTATCCCGCACAATAATATTGGTGCCGTCGAATCCTACTGATACACCGCCATTATCCCAGCGGGCGAAGGGTATCCCGCTTACAGGAAGGGCGCGGGACCCGTTCACAACCCACTGCCCAACCCACGCACATGTCATTAATTTAGCGTTGTTTGATATAGCGGTGAAATCGGTAGAGTCAGCCACCAGCAGGCCGGTGTTATAAGTTCCAGCAGGCAATATCTCAAGAACCGTGCCGCGCCAGTCCTGCGGGATGAGGTTGTAACCGAACTGGGGACCGCCGTTGATGATTACTCCGCTATTTCCATTTCTTACAACTGACGCCATTGATACTGGGATTTGAAGAAATACCTGGTTATCGATGATTTCCTGGACTTCTGCCGGCTTCGTTGGTACGACAATAACCTGTGACCCTGGTGTTAGCGGGGTGCTTATTGTCATTTGATTACCGGCCGTACCGCGCCCCGAAAAGTTCGTACAAAAGGACGGGGCACGAAGCCCCGCTGTAATCGCCATCACCGGGCGACCATCGTTATAATCAATCAGAATACCTTCTGGCATAATTCACCTACCATTTACCGACAACGACTCGTCCACCGCCAGACAGATTGACAGTAATTCCATTGCCGTTAATAACGACCGTATTATTCACACCATTAAAAGCAAACTCACCACTGGCTGCGTAAAACTTCCCGTGAAATTCACAGTTCCCATTTTTATCTATATTCCATCCTGTTCCTGTAGGACCTGAAATATAAGATGTGGACCGTATATAGTTCGCAATTTTGGCATTGGTGATCGTTCCGTCCTGGATAAACGCTGAACTGATAAACACCTGACCGTTTACAACGGCAAATGGTGAATACTGAGTCGTTCCACTGCCGCTCATCAGCACAAACTGGTTGGCGTTAAAACCGACACGGGTAATCACGGGCTGACCATCCTGCGCCAGCACTGCAATCGACATCCCGGCGTTGTACATCACGCCGTTGATTCGCACACCAGCCTTCAGCGTGTGAATTGCTGTCGCCCCGTCCGCATCAACTACCGCAGTGAGCTTGTCCTCCAGCGTGGCGGTCACATCCTCGATCTGCGCCTGAACCTGTGTGGACAGTTCAGCCATCGCTTTATCAACATCAGCGATGGTTGTTTTAACAATCAGGATATCTGCACGGACCTCTCCAAACTGCGCCCACTGATGCTCAACGGTTGAATGATTCGCCAGAGCATTTTGCAGTGCAGCTTCCAGACTGGTGTCAATGTCTCCGGTCAGGCGATCGCCATCTTCGGAAGTCAGGAAGCCATCCGCAATATCGCCGAGATAGTCATCGGCGTTATCGTTGGACATGCCGCGGATCCAGTCGGTATATCCCGATTCGTTTCCGGTCTTATCCACCAGTTGCGCGCGGTACCAGAACTCCTGCCCCGCTCTCAAGCCGAGTTGTGTGTATTCCGATGAAGGATAAGGCACATCAGAAAGCAACAACGGATCTGAAAAATCACTGTTCGCGGTGTACTGAATCTCCGTTTTCAGCGTATCAGCAGTGTTTGCCGGGAACCCCCAGTTCAGACGAATACCCCAGTTGATGCCCGTTGCCATAAAACCAACCGGCTTCGGCGGGTTACCGACCTTACCCGTCAGTGTTTTCTCTTCCGAGTAACCCCATCCGGAGGAGATCTCCGCGGCGTTAATGGCACGCACACGCACCAGGTAGCGCCCGGCATAAATCCCCGTAACATCGAAAGACGTGGTGGAACTGCGCGGTACGTTTACCCAGTTGCCATCATTGCGGCGCCACTGTGCCTCATAAGCGATGGCATTGGGTGCCTGGTCCCAGCTGGCACGCATCGTCTCGACGCTGATACCCTGCTGAACAACGGAAAACGAACTGATAATGATGTTTTCCGGCGCATGCTGATTACCCGGAGGAACGACACTGACAGGCCGCTGATCAATGATGGCGCCAGTATCAATGCGGGCATATTTATCCGGATCATGAGAAGCCCCGGAAATCGTGAATGTGCCATCGTTATTATCGGCCACACTCACAACGCGGTACTGCTGCGCATAGAGCTCATCTGATTCAGCAACCCATACACATTCGGCCTGCGGTGTTTCTCCGTAAGCTGTCGTGACTGTAATGGTCCTGCCGTTCACCGCCTGGACTGTTCTGGCCTGCGACACGCCGGACGGCAGGTTCACAATAAGACGATTACCGGGAGCTATATCAGCCACACGATCCAGAGTGAGAACCCTGCCGTTCACCGAACTGATACGACCGCCGGTGACTTTCCCCGACAGCATTTCGTCGGCGACCGCAATGACATAACCCGGCTGCGGGATGTTACCGTCCAGACCAACAGAGAAAGTAACTACCCGATCTTTGTTGTTGGTCAGGATCCCCCACCGCCCCTTACGGTTTGCCTCCGATTGCCGGGTGCAGCCGATTGCAGTGAGCTCGAGCTGATTGAAGCCGTACCGGGCAACCAGCGACTGTTCAAACACCGGCTCCATCGCATCCGCATAAGCATTATCCGGATCGGACCAGGAGACCAGCGCCGTTGTATAGCGGGTCTTGGTTGTGCTGCTTGAATAGACAAACTGCCCGTCAATTACGTTGGCGCGTGTATAGGTGTAATCGATATCGCGGGGCATGTCCGCCAGCGCCACTATCTGATTGCCACCCCAGTAAGTCATGCCACGGAATATGGCCGCGAAATCCCGCAGCACGGTGTATGCCTCATTCCGGTTCTGCACGTAGACGTTGCAGATATAACGGGGCTCGGTACCACTGCCACCCTTACCGTCCGGCACCGGCTGATCGCAATACTGCGCAACCTGGTACAACGTCCATTTATCGATGTTTGCCGCCGTCAGGCGATTACCAAGACCAAACCTATCCGTTACAACCAGATCGTAAAAAATCCAGGCCGGGTTGTCTGTCCACGCCCATTTAAACGCGCCGGTCCATGTACCACCATAGGTCCGGGTTTCGGGGTTGTAATTATCCGGAACACGAATTATGCGCCCGCGCGGCTCGCAGGAAATCTGCGGAATAGAGCCATTAAACTGACTGGAGTCAAATTCAATGTAGAGCAAAGCGGTGTTCGGATAGCGCAACTTGGCATCGATCACCTCGGTGTAGCTTTGCAACGTCATCGCATCGCCAATTTTTGCACTGTTGGCATCGGCGGTGATTTTGCGAAGTCGCACTGTCCATGTTGTTCCTGCCTGCGGCAGAGCAATGCGATGGCTGCGCTCATAACCAGATGTGGTTTTCCCGGTCACGCGCGTGTTGACCACTGTCTGCCATGCGCCGCCGTCGGTCTGCAGATCGATCGCATAATTAATCGAGTACCCGACCAGGTCGCCATCGTCTTCCTGCCTGAAAAGTGAAGGCCATTTCAGACGCAGGCGGATGGCTGAAAGCTGGGTATTTGTGAACGTATGCGTCCATGCCGTACTGCTGGAGATCGCCGTACCCACATTAATTTCATTTTCGGTACCCGGTATCCCCTGAATATATTTTTGTGCCTGAGTACCCGGACGAAACTCCCAGGCCACTCCACCGAAGTTTTTCGAACCGTCAGAGTTTTCAATGGGCGTTCCGTCAAGGTAGATGTCTTTCCCGGTCAACTGTCCCGCAAATTCGCCTTCACCCAGCGCAATCAGGAATTTTGCTTTTGCAACCGACTGCAGGTCATCGGGTTGTTCAGTTGGTGTGCGGGTCTTCGAACTGCCGCCCTTGCGGCCTTTAATCGCAGTTGCAGTTACCATATCGTTCCCATAAAAAAACCACCCGAAGGTGGCCTGGAGGAAAGTGATTTTTTATTGCTGATCTTCGACGTAGATGCCGGCGGAGATGATTGCGCCACCGATGCGACGCTTACCGTAAAGAAGAGGAACGGGGTAACCCTGTGCGGCGGTATTCGTCACGCCACCGAAAGCATAACTGGCCTGATTAGCTGCATCCTGCTTGCTGGCGAGACCAGCTGGTTGCGGAGAAAGCATTTGTATAACCCCACCGAGCATCATTGATGCTCCTGTACCATAAAACCATGGTGCGGCTGCAGCTGCTGGAGTAAAACTTAATACGACACCTACAACGACTAATACAGCTCCAAGTATTGTTTGTAAAACTCCTGATTTTTTGCTTCCTATTACCACAGGTACAATACGAATTATTTCTTTTGTTACAGGAAATGCTAAATCCTCTTTACTTAAATTCTTTTTGCCTCGAAAAACAGCATAAGTTATCCCTCTTTGCTTACTGGTATTCAGGTAATTTTCAAAGCCATTTATAGTACAACATAAAGCTCTAATAGCTTCTGCCGTAGTTGTAACAACACGATTATGTGATTTACCGAAAGTTTTACCTAAAATTCCGCCAAGCACAATAGTAATCATAGTCATGTATTCGAAACCCCCAATAAAAAGGCCGAAATTTTTCGGCCTAAAATACAATATATTACTTGGTTCGCCACATCCTATATTGGCCCCACACGCCTTGTTCAGTAATGTATTCCTGTTCAGCCCCATCAGCAATGATATCAAGCGTCTTACGCATACCCATACTGAGGGTTGCGCAATCATTACTTACTCGTAACTTATGAGGACCTTTATCTAAATAGGCGGTTACGAACTGATTTTGACGGAGAAGAGCTAAATCTCTATCATCGATTGCAATTAAAAATTTACACATTCCCCCACTGCCACCGCCAATAAATTGTTTATTCCTGGTAATGGTAATTTTCGTTTGCTCTTTATTGTTATTAGGTGTCACTAACTCTTGATTTAAAATTTGCTCGGCTGGACCATATGGACGAGCACACCCAATCAATCCCAAAACAGCAACAAATAGAAGAATAGCTCTCATACATACTTACCCTCAATAAAAACGTCAACGTTAAAACAGATTCAAATAAAAAACTTCATATACAACCCAGGGAAGAATTTTTCACACACTTCAATATGTTCAAGAGAAAACTCCTTATATTTCTCCTTAATCGTACCAAAACTATCTGGACATTGGCCTGAATATTTATAGTAATTATATATACACGGATCTGCCTTTACCTTATCAAAAGAGTGAGCTATACCATCAATCACTGTAAGAGAAGAGTTTAGATGTTGAGCAAGTGATAATTGATAGATTAACTCAGAACTAGTGTAAACAGGTCCTAAAGCGCAAGTTTTTGCCGCGTTATTAAAAATAATTGATTTATCACCGCACTTATCGGAAGCATTGTTAAAAGCAATAGTAAGGTCGCTACGAAGATCAATATGCTTGATATCCAGTGCTGTTGACTGATTAACAATCCCTATAACCCCTAAAATAAAAACAGCCACTACAATAATATTGGTAGTATCTAAATTCAATTCTTTGCTAAATATGCGTTCCACAGCTGCCGCCCCCCCAACACCCGCTAATATATAGCTCCCCCCTGTCCATAAATTAACTTTACAGCCTAATATTTCATTAGCACACAGCAAAATTCCAGCGACTATTAACAAAACAATTAATGCTATTTTTACATAATATAAGACATTAGCTATCATTTTAATTAAATTGCCTTTGTGATGATTAATCATCTTGCCATTATCCATCAAATAGACCGACATGACGAACTACTAAAATTGTCCTATCTTGCCAGTATCCACCATACGGGACACGCTGGCTCAAGTGTCCGTAAAGGTGATGCAGCAGCATGTTACCTTCCAGCAGGATCCCGGCATGGTTCCACTTATTCGCCTGTACCTGCATGATCACCATATCACCAGGCTGAGGAGCACCTTTAAACTCCCTGAATCCGCATTCAAACCAGCACTCCTGATAAAAATTATCCGGATACTGATCTTCCCACCACGGATAATCCACGCGGTAATCGTGAAGTTCTATCCCGTGGGTTTGCCGGAAGTAGCTCATCACCAGCCCCCAGCAATCGAAGTGACCAAGAACAAACGGTCGCTCGAGCAGCGGTAGCTCCCCGCGAGGCTGAATGGTCCGTAAATCACCTTCCGGCCAGCTAATGATATGCCAGGGAAGCAACGTTGCGTCACACTGAGCCTTATCCAGTTCACTCGGTTGCGTTGTTGCATCCGGATGGCTGTGAACGATGGCGATCACCGTTCCCCAGTCTTCCGCGGTCGCATAATCCTCCGGTGAAAGATGAAAATGCTCTGTCGGTTCTGCTGCCAGATTGCGGCACGGAAAGTAACGCTCAACACGGCTTTTCTGCGCCACCACACCACAGGATTCCCGAGGATACACGGCAGCGGCATGCGCCATAATGGCACTAATGGTTTTTTGCCGCATATTAACTCCTGATCAAAGAGGTACCGGGGAACCCGCCAAACGGCAATTCGTTACTTTCACCATGTCGCAGTTTGCATGCTGTCAGAGTGCCGTTGCATTCATCCAGGGAAGGATCACTGACGGGCTTGTTGTTTTTGTCGAAATAGCGCGTGCCGGCGTAATCACAACCATCGCCAGAGCGATACTTATTGCGAATGCACCAGGTACACAGAGAATGCAACTGGCGCGTCGGGATCATCAGCCCCTGCAGGTCCATCGGGCTGGTCAGCGTAAATTCAACAACCTCGTTGGTTTCGCTGCTTTTAGCGTCAATGTAGAAAACCTTCAGCTTCTCCTGCGTCGGATCGGCTGTCGGGTTACCGCCAGTATAATTTCTGGCATCAAGATACTTCGCCAGAGTATCGTGGACAGAGACCTTCGCCTGCAGAAGATCATCATAAGCAAGACACAGGGCAGTAATCGAACTGTCGAGATTGGCTATGCTGAGTTTGGGTTGTGGGCTGGTGCCGTCAGTGGTTGCCTCAATGCCTTCGATCTGACATGGCCATGCTTTATATTCATTCCCCTGCCACCAGATCGACTTTGCCGGAAGTTTACTTTCATCACCGCCGGCAGCGTTAATTTCCTCCGGCGTATACGCGACGTTATGCGCGTGAAAATGCATCACGTCAGACACACCAAACGCGGTTCCGTCGACTTCAAAAAGCCGCACCGGATTGCCTGGCTCAAGCTTCTGATAATCTGTGTGCAATGTCATGGTGCAAATGCCTGCTCGAATGTTGCTGTAATGGTCATAACCTTTTTGTTTTTGACCACCTTCCTGAGGCTGTCAGCCTCAACCCGCCACAGGTTTTTATCCTCGTAAGGGGGCGTAAAAATAAAGGACTTCGTTTTATGCCGGCGTAAAAACGCGTAGATTTCCAGCGCTGTTTCCGGGTTTCCTGTATATGAAAACTCATAGGTGAGCACTTCATCATTCAGTCCCGATCCGCTGATTTGTGTATACCCGTCACCAAACTGCACCTTCCGTACAGCATCCCTGCTGCCCGTTGTCGGCTGACTTGCCGCCTGGATACGCCAGGTAAAAGTTTCTATTGCCATAAAACCTACCTGCCTTTTGTCGCATTCCAGATTAGACCGCCAGGCTGGATCGCTTTGGCAATCCCTTCATGCACCGATTTATTAATCACCTGTTGATAGGCTCGTCCCAGCGCTTCCCCGTTGTTCTGCTGCTGTGTACCGGAGGAGGGATTTTCAACTGTCACCGGCGCATAGACACTGACGCCGAAGGGTGCCGCCGGACCAGTTGTACCACCACCGACCAGACCACCAGAGGCATAGCCCTTCATCATCCGGTAAAGGTTGCTGACGCCGATCCGGCTGGTAGCCTCTTTTGTGAAAACAAATTCACCACGGTGAACCACCCCGGCGGGCTCATACTTCCCACCTGAACCAGTAAAACCACCGCCCGCAAACCCCATGGCTGTTGATGCAGAACTGGCCAGACCAACCAGCGCCTGCTTCATGGAAATTTGTGCCAGCATGGACAGGGTAGAGCGGGTGAAGTCAGACCACTTCGCTTTTCCCGATACCAGCATATCGCCGAGATTTTTCGAGAATCCATCAAACGTGGCTGCTGCCGCTGTTTTAACTTGCCCGTATGCATCGGTCGCGGAGTCGACATAGTCAGCCCATGCTGATTTAGCACCAGACAGCCAGTCACCGCGCAGATTGTCCTGCGCTGCGTAGTAGTTTTTCAGTGCGCTCAGTTCATTCTGGTAGCCCTGATCGGTATCAGTACCCCCCGCATTGAGCCATCCCTGACGAAGCTGTGCTTCTTCATTCTGACGTTGCGCTGCCCGGCTACTCATCGCACCACCAGCAACCAGCGCCCGCGTTTTCTCGCCGATCTGCGTGACGTATTTCCGGGAAGTATCCTGCAGCCGGTTCAGGCGCTCCTGCGCCATGATCTGATCACCTAGACGCGCGTTAACCTCTGCGCGGGAAAGGACTTCATCCTTGCTGGCCAGTAAGGATTTTTCCTGAGTGGAAAGGGTTCGTGTTTTCGCGGCTTCTTCAAGGACAGTAAACCGTGACTGCTGGCGCCAGAGCTCCTGCCGCTGCTGGCTAATGGTGTCAGTAATACTGCGGTGCTCCTGAAGTGTTCTCAGTTGCGCCTGCAGTTCAATCGTCTGTGCTCTGGCGGTATCGACGGCCCTGACGCCGGAGGGCGTTTTCACCGCCGGAGCCTTGCCCGGCTTTTTCAGTGAATCCTCGTACTCCTTTTTCGCCGCCGACATATTAATGTTGTAATCTGCCTGAAGAATGCGCCCTTCTTTCAGCGCCTTATTCAGCTCATTCTGCCTTTGTGTGTACTTCTCAAGTGCAGACTGTGTTTTTGTATAGTTAGCCTGTGCCTGGGCGGCATATTTCTGCCTGTCAGACTCAGCAACCGCTTCACGGGAGGCATTCTCCTCATTCGCCCTTGCAACACCCGCTTGCTGCTGTGCCATTTCCAGCGCCATCCTGGCTGTTTCCCTGTCATTCCAGAACCGGTCACGCGCTTCACTGTTCACGTACCCGTCGTTTCTACGCAGGTTCCAGATTTCATCCGCACGCTTAAACGCGGCTTCTGCCTTACTGACCATCTCCTGCGCTGTATCCGGTCGCCCGACGTCCAGCGCCGCATCCCACATCGATTTAAAAGCGCGCTTCAGGGAATCCGCTGCTGACTCAATGGTCCCCATATTGTCGCGCAGGGATTTTGTCTGTTCGTTAAACCCGCTGGTTGCCGCATCATTAGCCGCCTGCAGGGCAGCAGCCTCATCACCGGCACGTTGCAACTGCGCAACATACGCAATCTGCTCAGCCGTCACGTTATGGAACTGCTGGGCCATCGCGATAAGACCGGAGGTAGGATCATTCGTCAGTTTGCCAAACGCTGCAGCAACCTTATCAACCGGAACGCCGGACACTTCAGTAAAGCGGGAAACTGACTGGCTCATCGCATCGAAATTCGCCCCGGCGCGCACGCCGGCATTAACCAGTTCCATCAGCGCCTCACTCGTCTGGCTGAACGTCAGCCCGGCACTCTGTCCGTTTCTTGCCAGAACCAGCATTCTGTCTGCCGTCAGGCCTGCCGAATTACCTGAAAGAACGAGCGTTTTATTGAAATCTGAAAGCGTGGATGAGCCCTGGTACCACGAATAAAATAACGCCCCCGTTGCCACTGACAATGCGCCAACACCCACCATCAGCGGAGATATGGCCCCCGTCAAAGCCCGGAACGTGGGAATAATCCCGCCGAATGAGTCTTTAACCTGCCCGCCCTGCTGCAGCATAATGAGCCACGGACTCTGCCCGCCCGCCAGCTGCGTCGCAATATCTGTAAATTGTGCGGGCAGCATACGCATCGCATTCGAGTACTGCCCCACGGAAAGACCGGCTTTTTTTGCCGCAATTTCCTGACGCGAGAACGCCTGCCGGATACGTAACTCCGTATCATTAGCCGCATCCCCTGTTTGTCTGAACTGTCGCTTAACGTGGGTTATCTGTTCATTAAATTTTGTCGAGTTAACGTCAAGGTTAACAACCAGATCCCCGACTGCCGTCTGGGCCATAGCGAACGCCTCCTGTCATTCCTGACGCCTTCGCCATCAACATATCGTCATCAGGCTCTTCCGGTGGCAAATCGTCGGGAGTCGGTGTCAGTATGCTGAAGATGGCAGGAGTCAAATCCGGGTCACGGAAAAACATCGATGAAAGGGTGTAGAGCAAACCTGAAAAGTGAGCATCAAGCTGCACGTCATGAAAATAATTGTCCCGGTAGAAAATACGCCAGTCGCTGTATTCCGTGGAGGACATGCCAGCCAGCATTGCGCGCCAGTCAGGACGACTGAACTCACGCGCCAGCTTCATGACGAACGTCAGCTCGCTGGCGAGGACTTTTCCGCGGTGACCGGCTCTGCCTGAATGTCGCTTTCAGGTTCAGTAACGTCTTCTGGCGGCGGTAACATACCGGACAGGATTTTTATCCTGTATTCAGCCAGTGCCAGCACCTCGAGAGGCCAGGTAGACAGCACCTCGTCCTGTATTTTTTTAACCTCTTCGGCAGCACCACCAGGCAGCGTGCCTTTCAGTGCATGGGCGTGCCATAGTGACATCGCCACCACAAATGCACTGCCACGCACAGTGGTTTCCATGGCTGTCTGGATATCCCCTTCTTCAACGGCTTCAATTTTTTTCAGGTATTCAAGATGCTCAATACGCTGCAGCGCCGACAGCTCATACAACGTAACGCTCGCACCGTTATGCTTTAGCGGTTCGCTTTTCAGAAACATGATTAACTCCGGGACGGGGCCGAAGCCCCGGTATTCAGGAAACGGTTACGCTGCAGATCGCCACGAAAAGGCCATCATTGGTCATGACCACAATATCTGCGGTACCTGCCGCCGCCCCCGTAATCGTGACGGTGTCATCACTGGCAGTTGCTGTCGCCACTGACGGATCGGATGAGGAAAGGCGGAAGGTTTTATCTGATGCCCCTGCAGGAGTAATCCCGACGACCACTGTGGTCGTGTCACCAATACCCACCGCTGCAGTCTCTTTATCCAGCGTGACGCCGGTTACCGGAACAACCGGCTCGCCGCTTTCTTCTGCCAGTCCAGGTTTGCCGGTGTTGGTGACTTTTGCTGTGCGGGTGATGACTTCTTTGGCAGGGATCGCCTTGCCGAGACTGCTGCACCAGCCGCGGAACACATCAACAGCACCGTTCGGGTATTTGATTTTGTAAGCGCGGACCGAGCCATCATTAAACCAGGTTACCAGGTCTTTCTGACCGGCTTCACCCGGCTTCCAGGCCAGCGTAAAGGACGTATCCCCAGCTGATTTTTCCCCCTGAGCCGTTGCACTCCAGTCTGCATCTTCATCGTCGAGATAGGTATCATCATACGATTCAGCCGTCATTTCTCCCGGTGTCAGATCCTTGATTTTCGCCAGGCGGCTCCAGTCGATATCCGAAAGCGGGTTGGCGAACGGATTCCCCGTGCCGTTATAAATCCACAGCGTGGTGCCTGCACCTTTTACAGGCTCAAGCGGGTTTGGTGTTGGCATAGCATCCTCACATTTCGTAAGTAATGGAATATTTAAGGTCGGCGGAACTCCACAGCGCCAGATCCTCATCGCGCTGGTAGTCATACCCCAGGACATTCATGAGCGTAACGATCCCCTCCAGCGCCGGAATATCCGCCATAGCCGGGTAAACACGGGACTCCATCCACTCATCCAGTTCGGAATCAGGGACCTGGGCAGGCAGAAAAACTTCGATATGCAGGGTGGCCTGCCATTCATTTGCATCCAGGACAGCATCTGTTGGTTCTGCGTCCGTCAGAAAAACAGCCACTGCCGGAAATTCATTTTCTTCAAATGCCACCGGCCGGCCGTCAAAATAAATCGCGCCATGACCGATAGTCCCTTCAAGGGCATCGATAATCGCCTGTCGGATATCACTGTGTTTCATCGTTTCAGAATCAGCCTGAGTTGGTTTTTAAGGGATGCCCGTAGCTCTTTGGGTATATCGGTTTCCATCAGTTTTGGCAGTTCATCCTTAAACGCCGTTGTCAGTGGCACCGCCAGCGGGATGCTGACGACCTCAATCGGGTAGCGGGGTTTTGCCGTTCGCCGCATAACATGCCAGCGACCGTTTTTCAGTTGCTGAATAAATGCGCCCGGAAAACGAAACGGACCAATGCGCAACACACTGTTTGCCCCTCGCCTGTCACGTTTGCGGCGGGAAAGTCTGACACTGGCGGTACCGAGTTTGATCGCCGGCAGGTTACCCCGGTTTACACGGATAAGCGCCCGTGGCTTCTTCACCGTGGCACGCCTTACCCTGGCGCGCTGTTTAACCAGTTTGCGTGGCACACGGGTGTCTTTCGATACGACGGAGACGCTTTTATTGACTGCGCGTGTCGCAACACGGTTAACCGCCTGCGCAGAAGCACGCGGCACAGCGGTAGTACTGATACTGTTCAGGTTTGTGATTGCCTGTTCCAGCCCTTTAATGGACATGCCTCCCCCTTAACGCCGTCGGTTTGATCCCGGCGGCGAACCTTTACCAAGGAAAACATGACAGCTTCCGCAATCATCCGGCCCGATACGATCAGCCCAGTAAGACGAACCGTTGATCACCAGGGTATCGGGGCGCCGCAACTCGCTGACAGAAGATGTCTCCACGAACAATGACGGGCTTGTACCTTCCACCCGGACACCACTGCCCGCATACGCGACACTCTCGGGATCATCAAAAACACCTCGTATCGTTTGCCCCGCCATTTCACCGGAAGTCACTGAGGCTTCAACCCCCATAGCGCAACGAATAACATCATCAGCACGGGACAGAGCAGCATCGAAAATGTTGTCGAAATCAGCCACGTCGCCCCCGGTTATTTTTCGCTGGCAAGCCCACCAGCAATCAATGCTTCGGCTTCATGCGGCAGAACACGGATCGACATCCCTGTCACAGCGATGGCGACAGGCGTATTTTCTGTTTCATGCAGCGCATCGATGTGCAGGGTGGCGCGCGTAATAACCGTCACCAGCCCGGTATCCGTTACCGCGGGTTTCTCCTGCACCTGATCATCATCAGGATTGTCCGTGGCGTTTTCCTGCGCGTTAATCCCGTTATCACCGGACTGTTCGTCATCGTTACCGTCGTCAAGCTCTTCCTCAAGCTCTGCAACCCGCATCGTCAGTTCTTCGACAGTGCCGGTAACGTTCACATCACGCCCAAGTTGTGCGCCAAGCGCTTTCAGGCGCTCAACCAGTTTTTCTTTTGCTGTCATGGATAGTGCTCCAGAGAAATGGCCCCGAAGGGCCATACGAGAGGAATTACGCGAGTTTTACCGACACAAATTCATCAGGATCGGCCAGCAGCATCAGTGGCGCAGACTGGACCATCGTAAACTCACGCGCCGGATCGCCGGTCTGGATCCAGTTTTTCGGATAACGCGTGGAGGAGTTGATACCGGCATTCAGTGCGTCAACGTCCTGAATTGCGCCATAGGTACGCAGACCGCGCGCCAGAGTGTTGCCCAGCACCATAGAAAGATCCGGCAGGTAGTTCTTTTTGGCGTCGCCTTCAATGTACTGCCCGGCGTAAACCACAATCGCGACATCGCCGTACATGCCCTTGAAAGACACCGCTTTGCCCAGGTCCTTGAGCGCGGTTTCCAGCTCGGAGTTTGAGCCACGACGGGTATCCAGTTTCTCTCTTACTGCCTTGAAAGAACGGAACAGTGCCCAGCCTTTCGGGTCAAAAACAATAATATTGACCACGCCGCTGGCATTAAGCGCATACGCTTCGATATCCTCCGTCGGGTCATACGTTTCTTTGTCTTTGCCGGACCATGCCGCCGCGCCAGCCTGGATGATGTTGTTGACAGCACTGCGCCCCATATCCACCTCAACCGGGTCAAACTTATCCCCTGTCATGGTGTATTTACCGTAGAGCACAGCCGAAACCGCCTGCATCTCTTCGACCTGGGCAATCGCCAGCTCTTCATCTTTCATGTTCTGGAGGATGATGCGGCGACGGCGGTATGCCGGATCGGCGAGGTTCTGCGGATCTTCGTCAGGCAGGCGACGAAGCGTCATTTGCGGGTTTACCTCGTGCTTCGGTTACATGAGTCAAATATGAAAGTATATGAATGATTTTATAGGAATTGTTATGTAGAATTAATACTCAAAATTATAAGTTGCAATACACCTAGCAATACAGAGTAATGTTGAAACTGATTAAAAAAGAGGCTCCTATGCGATCACCAAACAGAATACATGAGCGTTCAACATTTTTTAAATATATGTCATTGAATACAGGAAAGATTGTTATTGATACATGCAGCCTTAGATGGAGTTCTCCTATCATCTTCAACGATCCATTTGACGTTCCAAGAGAACTGATGCCAGATATTAATGAAATTAACATAGGGAAAGCCCTTGCATCAAAATTAATACAAGAACTGATTAATCCACGTGAGAACATTGAGGGCCTAAACCATCGAATTACACCACTCTTAGATGTATTCAAAAAACAATTTCCACAAGGTATACCAGCCGAATTAATTGAAGAATTACAAGGTATTTTGAAAAATCCTCCAGTTGGACTAGGTGCACCATTAGCAATACAAGAAATGAAAGAAATCTGGAAAGAATTGCTAAATGAAAGAAGGATTTTATGCTTTTCAGAGAGTGCAACGATCCCGCCTATGTGGAATCATTATGCTGACAACTATAAAGGCATTGTTATTGAATTTGATTGTATAGATTTTCTTGATAGCGCATGGTTAATTGCTAAACCTGTGAACTATACAGATCAAATTCCATTAACATATACCGCAGAAGGCATGGCTGAGTTATTATTCTTACCAGATAAACAATCCATTGAATACATTAACACAGAGGTAACCTATATTAAGACTAAAGATTGGTCTTATGAAAAAGAATGGAGAATATCGACTTACGCCCATCCTAATGACCCAAAATATTTTAGCGACTTTAAATTTCATCCCCTTGAATTGAAGTCTATAATACTTGGGCCTCTTTTTGAGGAAAAAGAGATAGATTATGTACTTATGCAATTAAGAAACTACCCAAGAGCAAAAGTTTATAAAAGTTCATTTGGCAAGAATAGAGAAATATCTATCGAACCACTACTTCAGACATAAAAACAATCATGATAAGTCTATTATCGATATATTTATTTCTCTGGACTTGTTACTTCTGAGCATATTTGCATTAGATTTTTCATGCTCTTACTTCTGCAGGACAGATTGAGGCTCGATTGGCAGAGCCTCAGTTAATTGTATGACTGAGCATTGTAAACTGATGTTCACTGCATGCCAGTCTGCTTTTCATATACTCTGTCCAGCTTTTAAAAAGCGCTTCATCTGTTCCGGGATAAGCGTACAGAAACCCCATAAGGACCTTATCGGAAAGCACATCCTCTTGATCCCATTCCACGATGAACTGACGAAAAAGGCCGAACGATTTAGCCGGATCCGTATTCCTCCACGTTTCCACCACCACTTCAAACGGAGGAACAATAAAGGTAACCATTATGGGGAAATCTTCATAACCAACAGGTTCCACACCGTCCTCTGGTAACCCCGCTCCTGTAGGAATCACCACTTCACGTGTGAAAAGCTCACCTTCCGGCCATAATTGCGCCTTGTCGTTCATTGCTGATCCTCCACATAGATGCCAGCGGAGATGATTGCGCCACCGATACGACGCTTACCGTAAGCCACTGGCACAGGATTACCCTGGGCGGTTGTATTAGTCACTCCACCAAATGCGTATGACGCCTGGTTATCCGGGTCTTGCTTGCTGGCTAACCCTGTGGGCTGAGGAGATAACATCTGCACAATCCCCCCCGCCATCATTGCCGCCCCAATCTTCCAGGATGCCGGCCCCCATACACCACCACCCCATGCTTGCCCGATAGTTGACCCCAGAACGCCAACAACCACCAGGACGGCGCCAAGAATGGTCTGCAGAGCACCAGCACGCTTGCTACCCATAATTACCGGAACAATTCGAATCGTCCGCCCACCATTTGGAAAATCGAGATCATCCTGCGTGACATTATTTTTATCCACGAACACAGCGAAAGTGAGTCCCCGCGCCTTGCTGGTGTTCATGAATTTCTCAAATCCCGGAATAGTGGCTGATAATGCTCTGAATGCTTCACGCGTCGGACCGATAAGGCGCTGATGTTCTCTGCCGAATAAAGAAGCTAAAGATCCACTCAGTTTGATAGTTGTCATGACTTCTGCACATGGATTCATAGTATTCAGCCCTTCTGATTTTCTTCAATGTACCGCTCAGCCATTTCAGGAATAAGGTCAGCAACAGTTGAAGCACGGCTTACCGCCCTGTTTACCTCAACTTTGATAGCATTGGAGTAGCGAGTCTCCATGTCCGGAAATTTACGGTTTATTGTCAGAGGAAGACTATCCATGATTGAACCGATTTCTGCGGCAAGTTTCGCAAGGACATAAGTGGCAAATGCAGTATCAATAACCTCGCCTGTTTCACGGGCATTCTTCAACTCCTGCGCATCTGCCTGGGCGTTCGTCAGGCGAATCCGGGCCTTTAACAGTTCAGCGTCATCAATGTCGCCGCCCTGATCCATAATTTTACTCAGCTCATTTTCAACCCTGTTACTCACCACGCTGGCAACATCATAAAATGCCTCACGCCCGATACGCTGTATCGGTTCGATGCCCCATTTGTCGAAAGCTGTCACACCGACCTTACAGCTTTTTGCCATGTTCTTCTTATTCAGTAGATGCTGAGCCATTTTCCACCTTTATACCGTTTTTTTAATGCTCAGGTGGGTGTATTGAAGTAATAAAAACCATCTAAATCATACTGATACAACGAACAACAACACCACCACCAGCATCTCAGAAAATCTCATAAATAGCGCTATTCTGCGAGGTCGCCGCCCCGTAGTAAGCCGGATCTCCCGAAAGGACCCGCGCCCAATTACCGGGTCAATCGAGCCTGTCCGATCAGCCTACCAGCTTGCTTTTCCCATCACGGACCTGGCGGCGAACTCGTTCAGTCTTGAGGCATAGCGAAGCTTCTGGTTTGACTGGTACAGGGATCTGGCATGTCTCAGAGCAACGGGGAATGTTGTTAATCCACTCAATCACTTCACTCAGATACCAGGCCTTGCGACCCTCAGTGACCTGTACACGCGCCGGAAATTCACCACGAGCCTCGAGGTTCAGTAACGTTCTGCGGCTTAGTGTGGTCAGTTCAATCACCTGATTCATATCAACCAGGCGCTCACTTACGTTCATCTTGTCTGCCAGTTCTTGTAGCTCGCGCACAACAGAATCCGGATAGAGGGCATCGGCAGTTGCCATCAGGCTGTTTTCTTTCATTGTAATCCCCTTACACCAGTGCCAGCGGTTGAACAGAAATACCAGAGCCAACAAAGGCGGCAACCTTAGCAGAGAGGGTCGTCACAGCCTCAGGCCAGTTGAGCACGTCAACATTCATCACGCCCGCTTTATAGACCTGCGCCTGTGTCTGACTGGCGGTATCAACGGCAAAGCACGACACATACACCGCCTGTCCTGCGTTCACGCCATCCCAGACAACAAGAGCGCCAGTGGTGTTATCCTGCATCAGCGGCGTAAGCGCCGGGATAACCCCCTTACCACCAACAAATATCCCCAGAGTAGACACCAGCGCCTCGGTACCAGCCACCAGCTCAGTGTAATGCGTAGTCATGAATGCTCCTTAAGCCACTCGAACGGTGACAAAGCGGTTAATACGAGCCGGAATAGGTTGCGGCGCGGAATGGGTCTGGACGTATTCAATAGCCGGATCGCCAGGCACGATGTAATTTTTAGGCGCGAGTTCTGCTTTGGTGATCCCCATACGGATAAGTTCAGGGTCCTGAATCCCACCATAAGCCACAATCCCCTGCAGGGCCGTATTTCCAAGCACCATCAAATCAGGATCGAGAAAATATTTTTCGGTGCCGTCTTCATCGGTATAGCGACCGCTATAAACCACGATTGCAACGTCTCCCATATATCCCTTAAAGCTCACTGAATCACCCAGGTCTTTAAGTGCCGTTTCCAGTTGAGCATTTGATCCGCGACGAGTATCGAGCACATCCTTAATCGCTTTGAATGAGCGATATTTCTTCCAGACGTTTCCACCCATGATGATGATATTTGTTACCCCTTCACTCAGTTCTGAATAGGCTTCAATATCGTCATTTGGGTCAAATGTTGCCTTGTCTTTACCTGACCAGGCTGCACCACCAGACTGAATGATCATGTTCTGGGTTTTGATATTCCAGTCCAGTTCGTAGCGCTCAATACCTTCCCCTTCAATGATATTTTTCCCGGTAGTGACAGCCTGAACCGCAAGCCATTCAATACGCGCCCGGATAGCAATCGACTGTTTAAGAATGGCCTGCTTAATCTTGATATTGCGGGTGTCGAGCGTGCTGTATTGTTCTGGTGTGACACCAGCCGGGCGAACGGCCAGTTTATTTGGGTCAATACTACTCTTGGGCTTCATGTAACCCGGACGGATGGATTTTGATTCATAGCCCTCATCACGCGCCACCTTACTACCAACCATAGGTGAACAAAACGCTGCGATCGGAATATTTGGGTCGTCGATAGTGTCCAGGATGATATCGCGTGTTTCGAACGTTACCGCGCGGGTAAAGAATAAATCTGTGAAAAGGGTTTTAAGCTGCTTCTGGATATCCTCAGCACTTACAACCCGGACAAG